AGTATAAAATCCATTATTGTCAAAGAAATTTCTTAAATCAAAATTAGCATTACTAACATCCATTCTATAGTTAATTGCCATACCAAGAATCTCACCAAAATCTTGATATGAAGTTGGTCCTATTTCTCTAGATACCGAACAATTAGGGTCAAGATTAGGGTCTACACAAATTTCTCTAATGAATTCATCTCTTGGTCCTAAATCAACAATAGTTGTTGGTCTGTTAATTCTTTTTTTAGAACCATTAAATGATACTCCCCAAACACCTGTGCCGTTATTATATGGTGTTGCCCTATAATAATAATGTGATTCACTTTGGTTTGTTTCTAAATTAGTTTGTACTGTTCTTCTAATTAGTTCTTCACAACAAGCCGATTTGGACCAAAATAAAAATCTTTTTTGTGTTTCAAATGTAAAGAAATATAAAGAACCTGATAACCAATTATCCACGAATGAATAGTTTACCACTCCCGAACAAAATAATTTAGACATACGTCTACGTCTTCTATATTCTTTCATTATGTTAACCACCCTACGATTTGACATAGTACCAGGAATCATATAAAAAACACCATTAGTAAATTCAGATTGTCCTGATGGTGTTCTTGGTGTATATGTTTCTCCGTCATATATTGTTGGTAGTGGTTTATTACTACTATCAACGTCTGATATTAAGGTAGCCTGTACATCCATACCAGCAGTATATTGTAACGGTGTTTTTTCGGTTCTATTTGGTGCGACATAATATTTCTGAACTAAAGATTCGTCATATGGTGTGTCATAAATTGCACAACCCTCTTCTAATATTTCAGTCGTGGTTGATTCAACCGAAGATGCATTTTTATCTCTAATTATTGCGGTGTATGTTATCGTCTCATTGAATAATCCCGAGACATCATTAAAAGTTATTGTTGCTCCTGACGTAAAAATAGTGGTACCAGTTAAAAGAACACCATTACTACTTGTTGTTAAAATATAATTTGTTTGATTATTTAAAAAATTTGTTATGTCACTTGGAACTGTTGCTCCTGAACATATTCCTGTAAGGTCGGGGTTTGAGAAAGTAAAATTACTTGCAGTTACAGTTCTTGGACTTTCCGTAGATGAACCCTGAATTGTTACTGTACCAACCTCACAATAATCAATTGCATTTCCTAAACCACCTACAGTACCATATTCATTATCTTTATTACATTCAAGGCAAGAAGGGTAATCAATTAAAAATAATTCTCTTTGTCCACCATCTTGGATTCCGTAAGCATATCTTCTTAACGCTCTACTAACAGACTTAATCGGCCAAAAATTCGTAGCATCTGAAAATCTATGAAAAATTTTGGCTATTGTATTATTAAAAATAAAACCGGATACTGTAGCTAACTGTTCAAAGAATAATAATATATCAGCAATTAATAATTTAACCGTGTAATTTCTAAAACCAAAATTAACCGGCGGTGTTACAACTGAAGATTCACAATCAGCTTCTCTTGGAGGTGCAATTTCTTTTATTCCTAATAATTGACCTGAAAGAGTTGATATTGAATTTTTAAAAAACGAATTATGAAATGATGATACTGTAAAAACTTTATTATATGTAAATCTATAAAAATAGTCTTGTGGTACATAAAATCCATCAGATGTGTTTAGTATTAAACTTAATGCTTCTGATGGGTAATCACTATAATCATTAGACCAAGCGTATGACTTGTCTATGTTTGTACTGTACTCTCTAATGTTAGGTACTAATATTTGAGCGGTACCTTGTTGTTGTGTTGTAAATCTAAAACGATAACATCCTGATGTTGGGATACCTTTGTTTGGGTCATTGGAATATTCATTCTCACCAAATTCATTTGTATAAACAAAATCCATATTCATTGGTAATGACACAATAAATGAACCGTCATCGGTAATATCTTCTTTTACATCATATACTTCTAAAATCGGTCTGTTGTTGGAGTCGTATTCTGCAGTAAAACGAATCATTTCTATTTTACCTGCCTTTGTCGTTAAATCACATTTTTTGTTACTATCTCTTTTGATACTACAATTTGCTTTGACTCCCGCCCTACCGTCAGTATATGTTCCCCCAATAAGATAAGCCTTTGGTTCAATTTTAACTCCTTGGTCTGATAAATCAAAATCGGTTCTTGTTAAACCAATTTCACATAAATCTTCAGAACCCCAAAAAGGATAAACCTCGATGGTTTTTCTAAATGTTTTAATTTGTGGAAGTGAATCAATATCTACACTAGATTTAAATTCAAAAGCAGATTTAAATTCCTCTAACCCAAAACCTTTTCTTAAGTAATCATCTGGTCTTAATGAGAAACAACTAATATCTGACAAATCCACGTCACACACTATGATTTGTTCACCCAATGGTACTCCCCAAATCATAAAGTCACCCGCATTATTTGTTTTTACGGTGTACTTGTAATATTTTTCATACACCTCTAAAACTTCCTCTCTGTCTAAAATATCTGTTTGGTCAGGGAATGTTCCTGTTGCTGCGTGTCCGCTGTGTTGTCTTCTTGCAGGTAATAAATTGTATCGATAATGATTATCGTCTTTAACTGAAACTTCAGTATATGGGTATAACGCCGATATTACAGGGTCATTTACATCGTCATCGTCTAACGGTACGAAAATTGAAACTCGTGCATTTGGTACTCCAAAACCATTATTTACGGTAAGTCTACCACAAACAACACCATAGTCAGCACATAACGATGTGTATACATCCCTTTGGGATAATTTTAAAGACAACAATTCCAATAAATCGAAATCTTGTTTGACTTCAAATTTAATGTATTGGTCTTCTCCAATGTTGGTATGAATTCTATGTTTTTGCATCATCTTATAATAAATAGAAACTCAATGGTTTTCTTATAAGATAACTAAAAAACAAATTAATATGTAGCCGAAGTTAAAGTTTTTACTCTTACTTTAATATCACTTTGTGGGAATCGGATTTGACAAATCTGATTTGATTTCATATATATGGTCGAATCAAATTGTAATATTTCTTTTGTGATATTATCCTTGTAAGCTTGGGATATTTCGGCTGATGAATACTTTCCACCGATTTTGTTGAATACTCTAACATCCACGACGTTCACAACCCCTGTTACGTTACCGATTTCTCTCATTAAGTCACCAACAAACAATGGGTCTCCCATTTTTCTTTTGTCGATTGCAAAGAAGTTTGTTACAGTATTAACAGTTTCTTTTAATACATCGCTTTGACTTTCGTTTTTATTTACAACCAAATCAACCTCTAATCCTAAGTCGATAACCTCACCACTCATAATATCTAAGAAGTCATTTAACATTCTAAATTTAGACAAATAGTTCAATACGTTATTCTTGAGTGTGTTAGATACAATATCTGTTAAATTACCTTCACTATCGTATGATAATAATTTAATTCTCACTTTGTTGTCTTCTTCCATCACACTAACCTTAGCCGGTGCTCCGTAAGTTGACGGCATCGTTTCAATTAAAGATTTGTAGTCATTTAATGTTACCGCTCTATTTTGTGCTGCAAAGTTATATGCGACCATATTTCTAATCTCTTCTATGGTTGGTGAATCTGCACCACCTACAGCAGGTGTAATATTCGTAACTCTCAATGATTGATATACTTGGTCATTTATCGTTGAGTTCGGTCCGTTCAACGCAAAATCAATTGTGTCTATCGATGTTATTACATTAACCCCAAGATTTGACTCTTTACCACCACCTATACGATATTTGATGAATAATGTAGTATTTGCTCTTGGTATGTTACCCAATGAGTTGTTATTAAGGAAAGTTGCAATATTAACTTTCATTGTTCCGTTCATATAGTTATCCAAATTATCCATTGGGTCTACATTTCCTGAACCGAAAGTAACACTGAAATAACCTTCAGGTGTATACTCAGTAATAAATTTATTATCAACTCTAAGGTAATCACCAGATTTAAAATTATCTGTATCTGAAATGGTAGTTGCGTCCTCAATAAAAACTCTATCTTCCATTAATGATTTAACTTCATACCATTTATTTCCGTTTGTGAATTCATCATATGTAGGGTTACTTGCGTAGTTTGTTCCCGATTTATGAATTACACTAACAACACCCAATACGTTTTTCTCAGGTAAGTACAGTTTTAAGAATGGTTTTTGGTCAACTTCATTGATAACTCTTCTATAAATTTTAGTAGTTCCATTTACAACTGCCTCTCTTTTGGTAATTGTATATGATATTAATTTACTATTGTTATCAAAATTTGGAATCTTTAATCTATTAGGTTCACCTTTACTATTGAAAGGATTTGAAAAATCAATATCTTCAAGAGTTTCAAATATTTGTCCTCCACCCGAAACTTGTGCACCCGCTTTTAGAATACCCTCATATCTTTCGTCATCTTTATCACCTCTAACAGGAACGTTAATTGAGAAGTCACATAATGCAACTGATGGTCTTAAACCAGGTAGTCTGATACCATAAGTTTTTGCAATATGAAATAATGATTGTCTTTGTTGTGCAAAGTCCAACATCGTTTCCTGCCAAACTCTATCTATATGGAAATGTAAGTTATCAGCAACCGCAGCATTTAAATCAAGTAATACTGAATAAATTGATGCATCGTTAAAGTTACTTATTAATTCTGGATAATACTTTTTAGTTAATGAAACTAATTCGTCTCTTAAACCTGCAAAATCTCTTGTTGCGTATGATATTTCTTTTGCCATTTTATATGTTAATAATTATAAAGTCTGATACTGAAAATGCTCCGTTATTTACTGTATAATCAAGTTTAACTTTAGCCGTATAAGGTTTACTCGAATAATCAGAAACCCTAAACAATCTTTCGTCTTCGTCTTGTGTATACGTTTTTGTTTCATCAGGGTCATTTTCCGCTGACATTATGTTTAAAGATTTGATTTCTACATTTGGTATAAATTTTCTTATACCCTCACGAATCTCCTCCTCAATATGGTTGAATGTTACCACATCATTTTGTTCAAATATGTATTCGTATAACCTTGTCCCAAAGTCAGGTAAGTAATATCTCGTACCCTTTCTTGTTAAAAGTAGGTGTATGAGATTAGCTCTTACTTCTCTTTGTGGAGACTCGGTAGTTTTTAAGTAATCTCCGTATCTACTATCTCTAAATGGATAGTCAATTCCATATGATGTTAACGCCATATCAATAAATATAAACTAAACTAAAATGGGAATAAATAAAAAACCCGACCGAAGTCGGGTTAATTTGGTGTCTTGATATTCACCCCCTGTATTCTCGAGACCTGGAAGCTCAAGGTACGCCTTGACGACATTAGTACTTTGAGGGAGCCTCCCATTATCTTTATGAACCACAACCCTCACACTCAAATGGTGAGTCGGTTGGTTTCATACTTAAAGCAGTTTCATTTTGTTCAAACAAAATCGACTTAGTCGGTAATTCAACATTTTGTGTGTTTGCTGATGTCGTTTCCACTTTTTGTGGTGCTGACATTTCCACACCCAAAGTTTTGATTGCGTCAACCGCCGCTCTTGTTCTTAGATAGTACATACCCGTTTTTAAACCTGATTTCCATCCAAAGATATGTGCTGCCAATAATTTTGGTTTGGTTACATTATCTATAAACAAGTTTAATGACTGAGATTGGTCAATGAAAATAGACCTATTTACAGCCATTTGTAAAATTCTCTTTTGAGACATTTCCCAAACTGTCTTGTAAACTTCTTTTAATTCTGTAGGTATTTCAGGTATATTTTGCACCGAACCATTTTCGAAAATTAGTTTGTTTTTGATTGTGTCATTCCACATACCAACTTTTAAAAGGTCATTTACTAAATGTTTGTTGATTACCACAAACTCACCACCCAAAGTTCTTCTAAGATAAAGGTTAGTTGTAAATGGTTCAAACGCTTCGTTATTACCCAAAATTTGTGCGGTAGATGCTGTTGGCATTGGTGCTACTAATAATGAGTTTCTAACACCATAGTTTACCACTTCTTTTCTTAGTGATTTCCAATCCCAACGACCTGATAAATCTTTATCTGTTTTGTTCCACATTTGGAATTGGAAAATACCTTTCTCAATTGGTGAACCAACAATAGATTCATAAGGACCAAATACTTTTGATAAATCTTTTGAAGATGTAAGTGCCGCAAAATAAATTGTTTCAAAGATTTCTGTTTGTAATTTATCCGCTTCCTCACTTTCAAAAGGAATACTCAATAAACAAAATACATCAGCCAATCCCTGAACCCCCAAACCAACAGGACGATGTTTGAAATTTGAACGTTTTGTTTCTTCGGTTGGGTAAAAATTTAAATCGATTACGTTGTTCAAGTTCTTTACAACTTGGTAGGTATATTCATATAACAGTTCGTGATTAAACTCACCATTGATAATATACTTAGGTAATGCGATTGACGCCAAATTACAAACCGCTTGTTCTGTTGGAGAGGAGTACTCAAGTATTTCGGTACATAAGTTTGATGACTTAATTGTACCTAAGTTCTTTTGATTTGATTTATAGTTTGCAGGGTCCTTATATAACATATAAGGTGTTCCTGTTTCAATTTGTGCAGTTAATATTGCATCCATTAATTTTCTCGCCTTAATAACCTTTCGTGCTTTACCTTCTTGTTCGTATTGTTCATACAAACGAGTAAATGATTTATCTTCAGGACTATCATAAGCATCCGATAAACCCGGCGCTTCATCAGGAGAAAATAATGACCAATCACCATCACTCTCAACACGTTGCATAAATAAATCAGGTGTCCACATAGCCAAGAATAAATCTCTAGCTCTCATTTCTTCCTTACCGTGATTCTTTCTTAAATCGATAAAATCAAAAATATCAGAATGCCAAGGTTCCAAATATATCGCAAATGAACCTTTACGTTTTCCTCCTTGATTTATCCAACGAGCAACTTCATTATATGTTTTCATCATCGGGATTAAACCGTCAGATTCTCCACCTGTTCCTTTAATATATGAACCTTTAGCACGAACATCGTGTACGTGTAATCCAATACCACCAGCCCACTTAGAAATCTTTGCAACGTCTTTGATTGTATCGAATAATCCATCGATATCATCACCTTTATTACCAATTAAAAAACAAGATGACATTTGTGGTCTACGTGTACCAGCATTAAATAATGTAGGTGTTGCGTGAGTGTAAAAGTGTTGTGATAAGTCATCATAAATTCTTAACGCCATTTGTACATCACCTTTACAAATACCAACAGCAACCCTCATATACATATACTGAGGTCTTTCTACAATTCTATCACCAATTTTCAACAAGTACGAACGTTCTAAAGTTTTGAATCCGAAATAATCGAAATCCAAATCTCTATCCATATTAACCGCCCCATCAATAGCTTCTCTATTCTCCATTACAAAACTATAGACATCATCAGAAATCAATGTTGACTCTTTACCTGTCTTAGGTTCAATAAAAGAATGTAGTTCTTTGATACACTGTGAAAACTTTCTTGGTGTTGATTTATGTAAATTAGACACCGCTATTCTACCTGCTAACTTAGCATAGTCAGGGTGAGTTGTAGTCATCTGTGCAGCAGTTTCTGCAGCTAATTTATCCAATTCGATTGTTGATATCCCATCATAAATTCCTTGAGTTACCTTTAAAGTAATGTATGTTGGGTCAACGTATTCCATATTTAAATCGTGACATAAAGCACTAATACGCTTAGTTATTTTGTCATATCTCATTTCTTCTAATTCACCGTTCCTCTTTTTAACTTTCATTTTATATAAAAACTTTTAATTTTAAAAATCCATATCAGAAAACGCACTATCTAGTTCTTCATCTGATTTATTATGTACTCCTGCTTTTTGATATTCAGCAACTCTTTTCTCAAAGAAATTTGTTTTACCTTGGATTGCAATGTTCTCCATAAAATCAAAAGGATTTGTGGTATTGTAAACCTTAGAACATCCTAAAGCAACCAACAATCTATCCGTTACGAACTCAAGGTATTGTGCCATCAAATCAGAATTCATACCAATTAAACGAACTGGTAATGCTTCAAGGATAAATTCTTTTTCAATTTCTAACGCTCCACAGATAATATCTTTAATCTTCTTTTCAGATAATTTATTTTCAATATGGTTATTGTAAAGATGACAAGCATAATCACAGTGCATACCCTCATCACGAGAAATTAATTCGTTTGAAAAGGTAAGACCTGGCATTAAACCTCTCTTCTTTAACCAAAATAATGAACAGAATGAACCTGAGAAGAAAATACCTTCAACAGCCGCAAACGCAATTAATCTTTCAACGAATGTACCGTTGTCGATGTAATTCATAGCCCACTTTGCTTTCTTTTGAATAGCAGGAACGGTTTCAATTGCGTTAAACAATTTATTCTGTTCTTCTTTGTCTTTAATATATGTGTCAATCAACAATGAATACGTTTCACTATGAATGTTCTCCATCATAATTTGGAAACCATAAAAGAATTTCGCCTCAGTATATTGAACAGAATTAACAAAATTCATTGCGATGTTTTCATTAACGATTCCATCAGACGCTGCGAAGAACGCTAATACGTGTTTGACAAAATGTTGTTCATCATTGTTCAATTTATTTTCCCAATCTGAGATATCCTGTGATAAGTCTATTTCTTCAGCGGTCCAAAAACACGCTTCTTGTTGTTTATAAAGTTTCCATAAATCGTGATGTTCGATTGGAAAAAGGACAAATCGTCCAGGATTTTCTTGCAAAATCTTTTCAGTCATCGTTTTAGTTTTTTTTTGATTAATTAATTAATATTTGTTTTTTTTCTTGGGTCTTCTTGTACACCTCCGCAGCTCTGTTAGCTCTCTCCTGTGTTTTTTGTTCTTCGAATCCAAGTAGGGTATTTTGACTATCTGTGTCAATGATTAACATTTCATTGTTAAATGTACAGTTTTGGAATATAACACCATCTCTACCAATACGAGATTTCAATAACGTCATAGTTGCCAAGTTGTGTTCTTTTTGTTCCATAGTTTTACCAACTGACATTACAACGTGTCCGATTTGTGCTTTTTTAATTGAACCACCCATTTGGTCTGTAGTTACAACTTCTGAAGAAATTGATTCACGATTACCTTGTGTTGCCGTCCAAATGGCAATATTAAATTCCGATGTCATCGATTCTAAACTTCTCATAATTGAACCTTCACCTTTCCATTCTTCACCAAAGGTAGACCTTTCTGGTGAAATACAATCAACATAGTCAATTAGTAAAACATCGACAACAAATCCTTCAGAATGTAATTTTCTAATTTTAGATTTGATTTCTGAAATAGTAACTGAATCACTTGGCATCTTCAAAAGTTTTAACTTACCTTTTGAATTAGCTTCCATTTCTTTAACCTTCGCAATTACTTCTTCTTTTCTTTCGATTTGGTCATCGGGTGCAATTCCACTCCAAATTGTGTAATGCTTTCTTAAGATGTTAGTAACATTATCTTCAAAGAATATTTGAAGTACGTTTTTACCATCAGCGTGTGCACTATTTGCAATTTTGGTAAGTAATGTAGTTTTACCTGTTCCTGTAGGTGCTAAAACAACACCCAATTCACCAATACCAAGACCACCCTTCAAAAGATTGTCAATACCCACAATTCCCAATGGGATTGGGACTCTTGAGTCTTTCTCTAAAGCTGCAGATGGGTTTTCAAACACGTCTCTAATGTCGTCTGATGTTGCACCTACTTGTAATGCCTTTTGAATTATCTGTTCAATCTTTCTATATTCTTCAAAATCACCGTTTTCTATAATCTTCTCAACAGTCTTAAGTTCTTTCTTTAATACCTGTTGTTTACAGAAATTCATTGCGGTATCCATAATCCAAGACTCATTCGTTAAGTCGTGTTCTTGAATACCTTTCAACGTATCCATATGAATTGAAGATGTGGTGTCTTTGTTGTTCTCAACTAAAATTTTCTGAGCTAACGTTTCATAAGACGGCATCTCACCATATAGACCATATAATTCTTTAATATTTTCAATAATATATCTGAAATATGGACCATCAAAGTACTTACTTTCAATTACATCAACAATAGTGACTGCAAATTTTTTGTTTTCAATTATTACCTTAATTAAGGATTTTTGGAAATTCTGACCAAGTTGACCAAAGTTTTTTTCACTCATTAGATGTATATGTTTATATATTAAAAATATTATTAAAGTTCATAACCCAAATAGGTAGTTTCAAGTTCATAATCTGACAAAACATCAGTTAACTCTGACAAAATTTTCCTAACTTTAGGTCTAACATCAACCGCGTATCTAGCCTTTGGGTGGTAAACGTGTGCGGGAAATATTCTTGAAATAAATACATCGTCATTTAACTTAACTTCCAATAAAAAGTACTCTTCTTTTTGTGGTTCGTTATCTTCCACATTCTCGTTAGACAAGAAATAATTTTGATTTTCACACATATAATCGGAACTTTTCATTTTCAAATCTTCAGCAATTTCGTCACAAATATTTTTCACTGTGTAGTGTAAATCTAGTGACCTTCTAGCCTGCGGATTATATCCCTTTACGTTAAAGAATCTTTGGATAATGAAATTACCTTCAAGGGTTAAAAGGAATTCAAATTTTGTTACGTCTTGATTGTTCATTTTACTTTTTTTTTAATTTAAAAATGTGTTTATTTTTTTCTTTTCTGGTTAATCTTAGGAATGGATTTAAGAATACTATCCATTTATCATCTGATTTAGGTAATAAGAGGAATATCCCATCCTCCATCATCATTTTCATTGTGTTTTTATATGACCTCCCCTCAGTGTCCAAATTTTCATTTATTAATTGGGTAACCTGTGATTTAGCTTCGTCATCTAAAAATGGAACATCTAAATTCACTATT